GAGGATCTTGATCATCAGCCTACCAGATCGATGCACGCACCCGACATCGTGCGGACGAGCGGGTTCTCGTAGAGCTCCTGAATGAAACGCGCGACGTGTGCAGGATCTGCTTCCCGGCCGGTGACGCTGTTGGCCGCGTAGTAGGCGTGGGCTTCCTCCGGTGTCCACCCGCGCATTGAACAGACCTCGTTGTCGATGTAGGTGGACATGCGTGTGCTGTGCATCTTCCCCGGCCGCACACCGAGGACGGTCAGGCTCTTCGGTTTGGTGAGCTCGCGCGCCATCTGCTTGGTCGCCATATCCAAAGCGGCTTTGGACAGGTTGTAAGCCGCGCTGTGTCGCATCGGACGCCATGCGGCATCCGAGATGATGTTGATCACCACGGCGTTTTCCGCGAACCGCTGCATGGCCAGGAGCTCGCGCACCAGCATCACCGCCGAGAGGCAGTTAACGCGCATGATGAACTCCATGAAGTCAAGCGTGATGTCCTCGAAATGCCGGATGGCGTTGGTGCCGGCATTGTTGATGAGCAGATCCACCGGACCCTTCGCCTTGATGCCCATCCCGCACATGGTGTTGACAAGACCGAGCGCGGCATGCACATCGTTCGCGTTGTAGGGAATGAACCGGCCGCGGTCTCGGTCCGGTAATGTTTCTTCCTCGTGCGTCGTGCCCGTGACGCGATAGCCGCGGTCTTCGAATCGAGCAGCCAACTGCGCTCCCAGCCCACTACTCGCTCCAGTGATCAGGACGTGCATGTTACACATCTCCCTTCTCCTCCAGACGACGGAGGATTTGAATGCCTCGGACCGCGTAAACCGCCAGATCAGAGAATGTTTCCATCAACACGTTCACCGGCAGCGGATCTTCATAGCCCACGGTCCAGATCGCGGTCTTGATTGCGGCCATGAGCTCGTTAATGCGAATGTGCTTGCGATGCAGGTCGCTGTAGAGCATCTTGGTGTCGTAGTCTCGAGACTCCACGAGCATGCGGCTGTCGCCGTATTGATCCACCTTGGCGGAGCCAATCTGCTGGAGCGCATTGAGCACCCACGCATACTCGACGGCATGTGCACCACCGACCGGCTTGGCTTCCGGGTCCACACCGGCCAACTTGCAGAGCCGGTCGTGGAGCTCTCTGGCTTCTACAGTTGATCGCTGAGCCACTTGAACGCCTCCCGCCCGCGCGTCAGGCTGATGTCGTTGCTGGGGAACGAGAGCCGCTGAATGACCTTGGTGTAGGTGCCGACGATCGGCCGGGTGTCCACGAAGGCATAACGGTAGCGACGCTTGGTGCCGGAGTGCACCATCGTCTGGGAAAGTTGCACGACGCGGTAGCCGTTGCGGATCCATGACTGCATGTCCGCGAGCATCTGGGCTTCCTGCTCCTCGACGCCTTCGATGTCAGGCAGGTGGTAACCCAGATGCGACAGAATCTGCGGACCCATGAGTGTCGGTTCCGCATATCCGGCGTCCACGGTCAGCGGCAGCTGGATGGTTTGTCCAAGCCGCAATTGAATCAGTTCGAGTTCTGTGTTGGGCAGCAGCGTGTAGTTGAAGGCGAGCTCGACCTGAAAGGAATCGCCGAGCCGCGGTTCGGCTACGAAGAGATGCACGGCATCGACGAGATCGAAGATCCACGGAGCGGCTCCACATCGCTTGGTGAGTTCCGACGCGTGCGCTCGAAGATTGTTGCTGCGAAAAGCAACCTGCTCATACTGTGTGTTCACTCTGTCCTCGCTATCCAAGAGAAAATTCGGTCTGGCCCAACGTGGAAGCCGTTGACGCATTACTGCGCTGGCGATCTTGTGCTACAGCTTCGAGGTGGCGGGTCATCCTTTGGGCTCAGTGATTCCCGGGACCACTAGCTTACTAGACTTCGACGCCGAGTCTAAGCACTCTCAAACACGCACCACTCTCTGGACCAGACCGAAGCCCGGTTGCTACTTCTTCGAGACCTTCTTCTTCGCGGCCGTCTTCTTCTTGGACGGCACGTCTTCGACGCTGATGATCTTCTCCGCGGACAGCGTGAGCACCTTGCCGTCGGAGAACTTCACCTTGATCTTGTTGTCGTCTTCGAGGACTTCCGTCACCTCGCCCTTCTTGACTCCGGCCTTGGTGCGGACCTTGACGGTGCTGCCGATGGAGAGCGCGACTTCGTCTTCCGCGTCCTCGTCCTCTTCCTCGTCGTCGGACTCCTCCTCTTCTTCGTCTTCGTCGTCGTCGGCCTTCGCCTTCTTCTTGGCAGGCTTCTTCTTCGCACCCTTCTTCTTTGCCGGTGCTTCCTCTTCTTCCTCGTCGTCCGATTCTTCTTCGTCATCGGACTCTTCTTCGTCATCCGACTCCTCGTCGTCGGATTCTTCTTCTTCTTCCTCGTCGTCGTCCGCGGGCTTCGCCTTCTTCTTCTTGGTCTTCTTCTTCGGCGTGTCCTCGTCCTCCTCCTCTTCGTCTTCTTCCTCGACCTCATCGGGATCGAGCAGACGCTGGATGCGAAGGTTCTGGAACTCGCCGCTGGACTTCAGCGACACGCGGCAGACCGGCTTCTCCTTCTTGAGCTCCTTGAGGATCGGCAGCACTTCGCTGAAGTCCTCGATCTCGCTCGTGTCGTAGCCAAGCCGTCCGAGATCGCGGAGGAAGTAGGTCCAGCCGTCCTCGGTATCGAGACCCTGATACGACCGGTAGGGCTTCTTGGCGTAGTCGCCTTCGACGAACTTCCAGAACATCGTGGCCTGGAACCGGTCGCTGCTCGCGCTCTGTCCGAGCTCGCCACCTTCGCAGCGCATGATGTATTTGCCGTCGTCGAATTCCTCGAACCCGCCGGACCCGGCCTTCTCCTTCGCGTTGACGAGATGCTTCTTCGTCGCCAGCGCGAGTGCCTTCTTGAGATCGAACTTTACTTTCGTCTTTGCCATTGCTCTGTCTACTCCTTGTTGTGGGCTAGCCCTACGACTTCTTCAGCTTCAACTTCACCGTCTTCTTGCGCGGCCGGTCTTCGTCCTCCTGTTCTTCCGTGACAACATCGTTACGGTGTGTGGGCTTGTAGCGGTTGTGGAAAGCGTCGGTGAAGTTCTTCCACGCCTCCGCCGGGCTCTTGCCCATGTCGATCTGTCGCAGCACGCGGCCGTCTGGCGTCAGGAACCGTTCCTGAAAGCGATGCCCGGCCGCAATGTGGTCATCGCCTTGGATGACGAGCACCCGCCGGGATCCGTCGTAACAGAAGTAAGCCCAGATGTCCACGAGTCCTTCGATGCTCTCGCGGGCTTGCTTCGCCATGCTGCTGGTGATACGTGTGTAGGTTTCGCCTCCTCGCTTGGTGATCTCCTGCTCTGTTGAATGCGAGATCAGGATGATGCCCTTCTTGGTGGCGGCCAATCCGCCGAGGAAGGCTTCAAACCGTCGCCGGTTCTCGCGCCACCCCTTGCCGTAGTCCTCGTCGCCAAGATCCTTGATGCCCAGATCACGGCAGGTCTGAGCCTCGCACAGCTTGTAGAGGATGTCCGCGGTGTCCACCGCAATCGTCTTGAAGGTCTTGTCCTTCCTCAACGCCCGGCGGACCACCTCCGCTTTACGCCAGTCCTCGATGTCCTCTGGGATCGCGCGGAGTCCTTTGTAACCCATCTCCGTTGCCATGAGCAGGCACTTGGGAGCGCGCGTCACCATGCTCGTCTTGCCAATCTTACGCTCTCCGTGAATGAGCACGAGCGCATCACTGAGCTCGCTGACTGGCTCCGAGATTTCCGTCGGCAGTTTGTAAGCTGCCTCTGCTTCGTCAGTGGCCGTCTTCGCCCGAACCTTCTTGGGCTGACTGTCACCCCGAAGTTTCTTCACCACCGCCATCAGATGCTCCCTTCCGCTCGCAGCTGTGCAGCCGCGTCACCGTAGTTGCCGTTGGTCCAGAGCCAGCGGATGGGCCCACCGCTCATGCTGTCCGGATGCAGGACGAAGAAGGGCATCTGTTCCGCCCGGTGCTGGCGGTCGAGTCCCTTTGCGTCCTCAGGCACCGGCCACTTGCCGTCGGCAGGCCATGACTCCAGACGAGCGAACCGCGCGACCTTCGCTGCGTCGCTGTGCGAGCCGAGGTATCTGCCGAACAGTGGCGGGCACTTCAGGTTGATCTCCCGCAACATCAACTGGCACACGCAGTTGATCTCCCAGTCCATGATGTATTCGAGCCGGTTGGCCAGCACGCCTTTCAGCCCGACGTAGTTGTATTCCGCGTGGATGTAGGTCTGCGTGCCCATCCACAGGAGTCGTCGCGCGTCCTGCCATGGGATGCCGGCATCGACGAGCGCGGAGTAGATCTCCTTGCCTTGATCGAGATAGTTCTGGATGACATCCCGGAGCCGCGGGAAATCTTCCATATCGCAGGCATCCGCTTCCATCTTCAGCAACGCCTCGATGGGAGCCCAGTCGTTCACTGGCACGACGCGGCCGTTGATGGTGCCGGGGTAGCCGGGGTTGGGCAGATCGCCTTCGAGCTCTTCGCGCTGCTTCGTGTCGCACGCGTCGCAGGTGCGCGCAATGGACTCCGGCATGGTCCATCCGCGCTGACGCCAGTCGTTATCACGACCGCCGTGCTGCATGAACCCGGCTCCGAGCCGTGTCCGCACATACTGATGGGTGAACGCGCGCGAGCAACCGTCCACGCTGAAGTAGAACGAGATCCCTTCGAGCACCTGCTGCAAGGTCTTCCCGGCGAAACAGGCTTCGACATACGCCCGCTCGTGGTCATACAGCTTGCACCACCCGTTCCGGTGCTCCCACCCGGCGAGATGCTCCGGACCTTCGGTGAGCGTTCCGGTGGCCATGCAGGGACGACCGACACTGCGCGATGGGAACTCGCCCCAGTTGGCTTGCAACGCGTCGTAGATGGCGGGGAAGAGCTCCTCGTGTTGTGTCCACGAATCGAGCGACACCTTCAGTGCGTCCGGTCCCCGCGCGATGGCGGTGACGTGGGGCTCTCCGAAGTGTGTGGCGTAAGGTCGATGCTGGGCGTCGGCGTAGTCGGCCATGTCTCTGTCTCCCGGATCGTGTGATCGTAATGGTCCACCACTGATTGCAGGTTCGTCACCGGGTGGACGTTCGGTGCGTCTGTGTCTGGATGCGCTAAGGCCACGCCTCGCTGCACCCAGTAGGAAGGGATCCCGAGTTTCGAGATCTGATCGATGAACCGGCGGTCATCATCGAGGAAAAGTTTGACGTGTTGCCGAAGCCCGGCTTCGAGCACGCGCTCTCCCTTGTCCTGCGCCCACCAGATGAAGTCGTAAGGGAGTTCGTTACGATCGAGCCAGAGCAGCGTGTCGGTGTAGATGTTGGGGTAGCGATCTACCGGCCGCGACGTGAGCAGCACGATCTGAAGTCCTCGTCGCTGGAGCGCGGTCAGGAAGACGTGGGCGTCCGGGAACGCAGGGAGGAAACGCTTTCCACCCGACACCCGGAACTCATGCTTCAGTTTCTTCCACGCCTCCTCATCCAACCCGAGTCGCTGGGCGTTGACGTAGGCGCGAGTGGTGATGATGGATTGAAGCCGTTCAATCGGCACCATGGACGACGAGTAGCGGTGCAACCAATCACAGATGCCGGTGATGTAGTCGCACAGCACCTGATCAATGTCCACAACTGCGCACGGCCGGTCAATGCGTTTGACCCACTCCTCCTGATAGCGCTGACGCACGACCGCGGTTTTGGACCAGTAGGCTTCGACCACGGTCTCCGGGGTCTGGCCGACGATCTGGAAAAGCGAAAGGATGCACTTGAAGACATCCGCGACTTCATCCCGCATGTGACCGCGGTTGACCGACACCGGAATGTTGCGGTGCTTCTTCCATGGCAGTGTTCGCAGGAGCTCGTGCAGTTCGCTCTCCGTGTAGGTGACGAAGTCGTGGGCCTGCTCTGCCATCTCGAAGTCGTTGGTAGGTGGTTGCCGGAACAACAAGTTGAACGCGGCCTGATCCTCCCAGATGCGGATCAGTTCCTTCCCCAATGCGAGTGCTCGCTCGTTAGATTCCATGCGCCTCACCGAATTCTCTGGCCTGCTGAAACGTCTCGTGAGCGAGCTCGTCTGGGTTCCAACTCGCGAACCGGCCGAAGGTCTTAATGTTGTAGTGCGCCAGCTGCGCACGGAGCTCCGGCACGGCCGGATGGTTGTAGATCTTGCCGGGTGTGATCTTGATGGTCACGCCGTTGGTGGAGAGCAGCGACTCCTTGTGCATCGCGGCATCGCGCCACGTCACCCGGTAGATGGGCGTCTCCGGGTCGCTGATGTAATTGACATACATGCCGTCGTTGGGCAGAGCCGAGGACGATGACACGTAGATAGGTCGGAACTGAAGCTTGTCCTCCGGCTCCGGAATGCCGGCAAGCGAAACGAGCGCATACAGCGGAATGGTGCTGATGAGCACATCGTAGGGCACCTCCGTCCGCTCGTTCGCCAGCACCAACTTCTGTGACACGCGGTCGATGCTGGTGATACGCCTGCCATACTCGACCCGGCTTGGAGGCAACAACACGTTCCACCCGCGCATGGTCACTTGAAACTGTGACCGCCAGTCTCCGGCATCTTGCTCCTTGCCAACCTTCCGCTTGTAGGCAAGGACGGCCGCGTCCGACGCGGGCTCTCCGTCCACGTGCGTGGTCACCGAGATCTCCGTGCACCGTAACCCGTCAATCGGCTCCCAGAGATACTGAGGACCGAACTGCCGCGGTTGTGCGGAGATGTCCGGTGGCGCGGGTCGCCAGTCGAACACCCGCGCGTGCGGGAAGAGCGTGTGCAGTAGCTGGCCGTTGAAGCCACCGCCGATAATGATCACCCGCGGTTTCATCAGACTTCCTCCAGTTCACGAAACACGGTCGGCCGCTTGTAAAAGCCGGTGTAGTCTCCGGCAGAGCAGACCTTGAGAAACTCGCACGTGCCGTATTTGTTCTCGCAGTGGTCTGAGTTCTTGTAGTGGCCCACCTCCCCGCGATACCACCGCATGAAGTCCTCGACCATCAAGGCCTGCTCTTTGCCTTCCCGTTCGAGCTCTCGCTTGTCCACGTTCATGCGGAGCCGGATGAAGTAATACTCCGGTCGCTTGGACACATCCATCGCCACCCGG